TGAAGATTACTCGCGCAAAGTCATTCCTTTCATTCAACCAGATTATTTTGAGCAAAAGACCGAGAAGGTCATTTTTGAAGAGATTGTCCAGTTTATTGTTAAATATGGTTCAGCAATCACAATCGAAGCACTCAATATTCAGGTAGAAAATCGCACAGATTTAACTGAGGAGCAAATTAAAAAAATTAGAGAGATTAATAAGTCTCTCAATGATTCTGTTGTAGATAAGCAGTGGTTACTTGATACAACTGAAAAGTGGTGTCGTGACCGTGCGATTTACCTTGCTCTTATGGAATCTATCCATATTGCTGATGGAAATAATGAAAAAAAGAATCGTGATGCGATTCCCAGTATTCTTTCTGACGCTCTTGCAGTAAGTTTTGATAACAACATTGGACACGACTATTTACAAAACTATGAAGAACGATATGAGTTTTATCATCGTAAAGAAGATAAAATAGAGTTTGATCTGGAATATTTTAATAAAATCACAAAAGGTGGTCTTCCTAACAAAACTCTCAATATCGCTCTTGCTGGAACTGGAGTTGGCAAAAGTTTGTTTATGTGCCACGTGGCTGCTTCCGTTCTATTGCAAGGCAGGAACGTTCTATACATTACAATGGAAATGTCAGAAGAACGAATTGCTGAACGAATTGATGCCAATCTTCTTAATGTTCCAATTCAACAACTTATTGACCTTCCTCGCCAGATGTTTGAAAATAAGGTTACGAACCTTTCAAAGAAAACTCAAGGATCTTTAATTATTAAAGAGTATCCAACAGCTTCTGCACATAGTGGACACTTTAAGGCACTTCTTAATGAACTTGCTCTTAAAAAGTCATTTAGACCTGATATTATTTTCATTGATTATCTTAATATTTGTGCTTCTAGCAGATATAAAACAAATCTTTCTGTCAATTCATATTCTTATATTAAAGCAATTGCTGAAGAACTTAGGGGACTCGCCGTGGAGTTTAATGTCCCAATTGTCTCCGCTACTCAGACCACTCGTTCAGGTTATGGTAATAGCGATGTTGAACTTACTGATACTAGTGAGTCCTTTGGTCTCCCTGCTACTGCTGATCTTATGTTTGCCCTTATTAGTACTGAAGAGTTGGAGGCACTTGGGCAAATTATGGTGAAACAACTAAAGAACCGATACAATGACCCTACCATCTACAAGCGTTTTATTGTTGGTATTGATCGTGCCAAGATGAGATTGTATGATTGTGAACAGACTGCTCAAAAAGATATACTTGACTCTGGACAAGATGAAGAGTATAATGATGAAGACAAGAAACCTAAAAAGTCGTTTGAAGGATTTAAATTTTAATGGAAACTGCTAGACACGTTAATTTTGATAAGTATACTGAGTTTGTGGATGCTGTAACTTCTGATGCATCCAAAGACTTTCTGGCACTTTCTGATCGTCTGGTTCAATTAGACGAGAAGGGTGCTAATATTGAACGTCTTCTAACTGCTGGTGTTGGTATCAATGCTGAAGGTGGTGAATTTCTTGAGATTATTAAGAAAATGATTTTTCAAGGAAAACCATATAACGAAGACAATCGTGAGCATCTGATTATTGAACTGGGTGATATTATGTGGTATGTTGCTCAGGCTTGTATTGCACTTGATGTAACTCTCGATGATGTAGTTGCTCGTAATGTGCAAAAACTTCTCAAGCGTTATCCTGAAGGTGCTTTTGATTCCTACTTTTCAGAAAATAGAGCACCTGATGACCGATGACTAAAGAAAAATAGGTGATACTTAAAAGTGATTGAAGATATCGATTCTCAAATTTCTTCATGACCCTTCGGGGTTTATGCCCGTGTAGCCCAACGGCAGGAGGCAAATGATTTAGGATCATTGTAGTGGAAGTTCGAATCTTCTCACGGGCACTAAATAAAAATAAAAAATAATGGCTGGTCAACAGGGGTTTCTCTACGAGGGAAGAATCCACAATAAGTTAAATTCAAAGGGTTTGGTTCCAAAAGGTTTTACTCCAGCTGGTTCTGATCCTAATGCCCCAGATGCTATGTTTATTTACAAAGGTAAACCATATAAACTTGAAGTTAAACTTGACCTAAAGGCAGATTATGGGCAAGGAAGTTTTGAGTATGTTGATGGTAGATGGATTCTTGGGGGAGCAAAAACACCAGCAGCAGAAGAACTTCGCGGGTTGATGAGATCTGTTGGTATAGAAGATTTTGCAAATAGAGAATGGGGACCTAAAGGTGCTCCAAATAAAGGAACAGTTGATCCAAAAGAATTTACTCAGGAAATGGTAAGGTCTGATTATACTAGATTTACTGACAGATTTCTTTCCATTCAATCAAGAGCCCTTTGGTCTTATTACGCTGCCAAAAGTACCTATTACATTCAAATAGGTGATTATGGATTATATTATATGGCAGCAAACCCTTCAGGTCTTCCAGTTCCCCAATTTAGTCCGGGTTTAAGAATTAGAATTAGATTAAAAAGAGGTGGTAGTTCTCCTATTTACAATTATAGATTTACAACTGCTTTGCAAATTACTTCAAAACCACCAAGATCAAAATATAATATCGATAAAGGTGTGGATTTTCTTTTGGCAGATTATGCAAAATGATAGATTTTTAAAAGAATTACTACATGACTTTAAAGGTAAAAACTTTAAAGATTTTGTTGGTTACATTTATACTACCTTACAAAAAGAGATTGATGTTAGTAAAGGAAAACACCAGAATAAATATATAAAGATGAGAAAGAATATATTAAACTATATTTTTTCTAATGAGAGAGAAATAACATTAGAACTTCTTAAAAATAAAATTAAATAATGAAAAGTTTTTTCCAATTTTTAACAGAAACAACTGCATCCCAACAAGCAGCAAGACTTGGGTTGCAGGGAGACGGTCACGGTGGGTGGTATGATAGAGCTACAGGAGAGTTTGTTGCAAAGACTGAAAAGGGAAGATTAAAATTTTATAATAAAAGACAAGTAATACCTGGTAAAGATCCTGCTCAAACCGAAACTGAAAGAAACATTTCAGATCCAAATTTTACAGATCCTGCATTGCAGCAACAGGCACCTGCTCCACAACCGGTTGCACAAGAGGCACCACCGGTTAATTTCTTACCAGTTGAAAAAACAAAAGGAACTTTGACGATTGCATTTGGTCGTTTTAACCCTCCACATTTGGGACATCTTCAATTGATGGATACTGCTGCTGCATCAGCAGAGCAAGAAGGTAGTGATTATATGATTGTTCCTTCTCGCAGTCAGGACAAAAAAAAGAATCCACTCGATCCTGATACAAAAGTGTCACTTATGAGATCTATGTTTCCGCAACATAGTGAAAGAATTATGAATGATGCGGGTACAAAAACTATTTTTGATGTTCTCAAAAAAGCACATAATGATGGATATACAAATGTAAGAATTGTTGGTGGTGCCGATAGAGTTAAAGAATTTGATAAACTTGCTAATAATTATAACGGAAATCTTTATCAATTTGACAATATAGAGGTAATGTCTGCTGGTGATCGTGATCCTGATTCGGAAGGTATTGAAGGTCTTTCTGCCTCAAGAATGCGTCTTGCCGCTGCTGAAGGAGACTTCAAAACTTTTCGTCTGGGAATGCCACCAGAAATGAGACCTAAAGATGCAAGAGCAGTTTTTGATACTGTTCGTCAGGCAATGGGTATTCAAAATCAAGTTGCAGAAGTTTGGGAAATTGCTCCTAAATTTGATCAAAGAACTCTTCGTGAAAATTATGTTCGTGAAGCAATTTTTAAAATCGGACAGTTGGTAGAAAATCTCAATACTGGTTTAATTGGAAGAATCATTCGTCGTGGAACGAATTATCTTATTTGCGTCACAGAAGATCATATTATGTTTAAGTCTTGGATTAAAGATGTAATGGAAGCAAAACTGACAAATAAAAGTGGAGTTCCTGCGGATCTAAGACTTGTGGGAACTGATGCTTATAGAAAGTATGTTGAGAGTATGGTTCCTGGTCATCTATCAGGAAGAGAATTCATAAATAAGTATAGAAAAAGTAAGTAATCAATCTTTTCCCAATGAGTAACAAGATTTTTGAAGAGCTTCCATCTAGAAAAGGTAGTGAAGCAAAACAACCTATGGGTGATGCAGCAGCTTCTATTGAAAAAAGAGCAAGACAACTTGTTTATGATTCTCGTTATGAAGTTAAAAAAATGCTTGCAGGCAAAAGAGCAGATGCAGCGACTCAAGAGAGATTGGTTCTTGAAAGGATTGCAAAGTCAACTTCAATTCCAGCAGTAAAGGCAAGAGCAAGGCAGATGATCTCTAAAAAAGCTGCCGTTGCGGAAAATTTTATTACCACAATTCAAGATGCTGCTGCAACTAGTATTGCAGATGCAATGTTTAAGGTTTTTGTTGAGGGTGTTGATGAAATTCTTCCCGATTATTTGGAAGAATTGAAGGATTTAGATGATAAAAAATACAAGATTAGAGTTACGGATCCTAAAACTGGAAACTCTTATGTAAGATATGGAACTCGTGAAAAAATTACTCAATTAAGATCAAAAGGTTTGAAAGTTGAGCTCACTGAGTATGGTGAACCAAGAGAAGGTGAAAAAAAGAGAGGAGAGGAAACTGCTCGTGCCACTGGTGGTGGATCTGGAAGAAAGCTTGATCCAGTAGGTAAAGAAGATACTGATGTTGATAATGATGGTAAGCACAATGATCCAAATGACAAATACATTATGAAGCGTCGTGCTGCGATTGGTACGGCAATAGAAAAGAGAAAAACTGTTTCTTCTTCATATGAAATGGGAGGTGAGCATCTGAATGAAAATCCATTAGCAGGTCTTGCAATTAAAGCGGGTCTTGCAGCAGGTACTGCACTTGCAGGTAAAGCAGTGTATGATAAAGCAAAAGGTGTTGCTGATAAACTAAATCAAAGAAATCAGCAAACACAAAACGCTATCGATAGTTTGAGAAAAGAGGATTATTTGTGGGTAGAAGGAACTGATAGTACAGAAGGAAAAGGTAAAAAATTAAATTCAAAAAAAGTTGATAATTATTCTTCTGGTGTTGTAAAGGTTTCCCCAGAAGATGGCAGTCAGTCAAATATGAAAGGTCCAAAATCTGTTTATGCTCATACTGAATTAAAGGGCGAAGTAATCGCTGAAACTGGATACAAAAAGTTTCTTAATATGCTTCAAGAAAAAGCAGTAAGCCAAAACCAACAGCAACTTGCTGCTATGGCCATTGAATATCTTGATGGAAATATGCCAGATGCAAGTGATGCTGTAAAACAAATGGCAAAGATGGGAAGAAAGAATCTTAAAAAGTTTGCTAAAACCAAGCATAAAGGTCTTCCTGAAAAAGTAGCAGAAGAGGCATCTTGTGGTAATGAAATGGAAAAAAAAGACACTCGTGGTGATTATGCAAAAGTTAATATGATTAAAAATAAATTAAGAGCAATGGGAGCAAAGAATCCCATTGTAATGGTTGCTTCCGAAGAAACTGTTGAAGAGGGAATGGGTTTAAGTGTTGGTGCATCTAAACTTGGAGCAGCAATTCTTTCTAATCCAAGAACACCTTATGAACAAGGTGCTAAAAATCTGCAAAAAAATTTGACAGATCCTGTTGGATTTGCTATTAAAGGTGCTGCTAATACATTGGGTTTAGGTGCTAATGTGAATGATAAAATGATACAAAAGCGCCAACCACAAACTCCTCTCCAAAAACAAGTTGCTACTAGAACTCAACAAGTTGTAAATCAATCTTATGAACCAGAAGGTGAGGTTTTAGA